GATTGGGGGTCAGATGGCAAGCGTGGAAATGATAGGGTTGTTATGTGCAGGATCGACTGCGTACCATGCGGTGCGTGGCGGTAGCGGTTCACCTAATGCGATGAAGCGGTCCGAACTGGCCGGGTTGCTGGCTGGATTGACCGGTCCACAGACTGATCTTGCGCTGGCGAAATATGGCGATGATCAGGAAAGCGAGAGGCGATTGATTGCGCATGTGCGGGTATGGCTTGCTGATGTGGCTATCCGGGAGGACTGGCGCATCGTTAAGGGTCGGCCTACGATGTCGAACATGGCCGCGTTGGCGGTGTTCGAAGTAGTTAGGCCGAATCGTTGCGAGCGCTGTCATGGGCGCGGCCTGGTGGTGAATAGAGTGTGCAATCGGTGCAGCGGTGCGGGTTATCAGCATCTGTCAGGTCGTGATCTGGCGGGCGCGATTAGCGTCGATGAGTGCAACTATCGACGCACATGGCGCGAGCGTTACGAGCGTGCGTTCAGTTATGTGCAAAGCATTGATTCTAATGTGGTGTTTTCAATATTCATGGCTGATAAGAGAGAGGCGGCGGCCATAGGTTGATATAAAAATTTGCAACCGCCGCAATATTTCAGTATATTTTCCCACAATCGCACCGAAGTCCGACTTGTTTCAAGCCGGGCTTTTTTTATGCCCGTAATTACCGGGGACCCTAGACCTTTAGAAATCAAGAGCGGGCTCAAAAGCTCGCGGAAATTGAGAGTTTTTTGGGTTCTCCATGGCCTCGGCTGCATGTTATCTAACCGTTGATTTATAAGTGTTTTTTGCTTTATAGGTGTCGGCAAGAAGGAAATCATAGTGTCTCAGAGTATCGCGGATAATGTTGAGCCAATAGGGATCCGGCTGACAATATCCGCATACGCTCGCGAGTTCGGCATTTCCCGCGATACCGTCACCCGGCGTTTTGATGCCGCCGGCATTATTCCCGCCGGACTCAACGAGAAGAACTACCCAGTCTACAAGCTTAAGGATGCCGCAACGGCAATACTTGGCGTAATGACGGACAGGAAAAGCTGGGACGATGTTGACCCGTCAAGCCTCCACCCTGCCGAGCGGGCGCAACTCGCGAAAGCCAAGTTGGACGAGACTCGCAATAAACTCGAAAGCCTAAAGGTCGAAAGTGCCGAGGGCGACCTGGTCAGCGTCAACGAATGCCGCGAGCAAATGGCCTTGATAAAAAATGCATTCGTCCAGGCCGTGGACACACTGCCCGATATCTTGGAGCGCAACTGCGGGCTCGACCCTGATTCCGTCAGCCGCGTCGAAAATGTGTGTGATCAGATCCGCATCAAGCTGGCCGAGGAATTAATGCGATGAGCCTCGCATCAGCCGCCAGAGTCCGCAAAGAGGTCGCCGAATCGATAAAGCCGCCGATGCGCATCAGCGTCAGCGAAACAGCAAGCCGATTCATGAAGGTGAGATCAGCCAGCGGCGGCATCGCGCCCTGGGACGCGAATCTGACGCCCTATATGGTCGAACCCATGGACTGCCTATCCAAGCGCGAATATGAGGCCGTCATCTTCGTCGGCCCGGCGCAAAGCGGCAAGACACAGGCATTGGTCGATGGCTTTGTAACCTACATGGTGAAATGCGAGCCGTCAGATATGATGATCTTGCAGACATCAGGCGACACGGCCCGCGATTTCGACATCCAGCGCCTCAAGCGCCTGCACCGGTACAGCCCTGACATCGGCGGTGAACTGGCCACCGGTTCGAAATCGAACAACACGTTCGACAAGGTCTACAAATCTGGCAACGTCCTATTTTTGGCCTGGCCAAGCATCAACAAGCTCTCGGGCAAGCCGCTAAAATTTATGGCGCTGACCGACTACGACCGAATGCCGGAGGATATCGACAAAGAAGGCTCCCCCTTCTCACTTGCGCAGAAACGCACGCAGACATTCCTCAGCCGAGGAATGACCCTGGTCGAAACATCGCCAGGGTTCGAGATACTCAACCCGCGCTGGACGCCATCCACGCCCCATGAAGCCCCGCCCACCCGCGGGGCTTTGTCGTTATACAACCTGGGCGACCGCCGCCGGCTGTACTGGCCCTGCCCAGATTGCGAAGAATACTTCATGCAGCCGCCGGGCATCGAGGGATTTTCCTATGCGGAAAACCGCGACATATTCGGCAACGTCGATCCCAGCATATTGGGCGACGTCGGCGTGCCCTGCCCCGCTTGCGGTGTCGTGATACCGGAGTCGAAAAAGCGCTGGATGACATCCATGGCGATATGGGTTCCCGAAGGCTGCCGTATCGAAAACGGCAAGGTCGTCGGAGAAAAGCGCAAAAGCAAGATAGCATCGTTCTGGATGCCTGGCGCCATCGCCGCCTATCAATCGTGGCGCTCGATCGTGCAGAACTATCTCAATGCGCTGTACGAATACGAAATCACCGGGTCAGAGCAAGCGCTCAAGTCCAAAGTCAACGTCGACATGGGCGCGCCCTACCTGCCTCGCCGGCTGATAGAAGACAGATGCTCCGGCGACTACGAGAAACGCGCCGAAGCATTGCCAGAACGGCAAGTGCCGGATGGAGTGAGGTTCCTGATCGCCGCCGTTGACGTGCAAAAAACTAAATTCGTCGTGCAGGTCGTCGGCTACGGTCTCAACAACGAAGAATGGCTGATCGATCGTTTCGACATCGGCCAATCGGAACGCTACGACCACAATGGACCATTGCAGGTTGACCCGGCGGGCTATCTAGAAGACTGGTTCCTGCTCGAAAAGATGGTCGTCGCCAAGCGCTACCCCCTGGCCGACAATTCTAGCCGAGAAATGGCTGTCCTGATGACAGCCTGCGACTCAGGCGGCCGCGAAGGCGTTACCGAGAGAGCCTATAAATTCTGGCGGGAGATGAAGAAAAAGCAGCTGCACCGCCGCTTTATTCTGGTCAAAGGCGAACGCCCGGCGCGAAAGTCCAACAAACCGAAGATCACCGAAACCAGACCCGACAAAAGCAGCTCGGCGGCGCGCAAGGCGAACGTCGTCGGCGAGCTCCCGCTCTGGCTGATCAATACGACGCTGATCAAGGATCACATCAGCGCCAACCTGAACCGCTTGGATCCAGGGCAAAATTACATCCATTTCCCGAACTGGATCGGTGCCAAGTTCTACGAAGAGCTGACCGCCGAGAAGCGTACCGAAGATGGATGGGAAAACCAACCCGGCGCACGCAACGAAGCCTTCGACCTGCTCTGCTATGCCGAGGCCGCCTATCAGGCAAAACTGCAAAAGCACTGGCAAAAAGAGATCAACTGGGATGCTCCTCCGCTTTGGGCGGCGCCCTGGGATAGCAACAGTGAAGTCTATATGGCCAGCGGCGCTGAAATCGAGAAAAACGAGACGGAAACGGCGGACATAAAGCCGGAAAACAAGATCAGACGAACGCGCATTAGGACTCGGAGATAACATGGTCGAAAAAGGCATCACCCGCAACGTATTCATCAACGGCAAAAAGCAGCGCCTGGAACTGGGTATAAACGCAATCAGCTATGCGCGCATCTGCCAGGAAGCCGGAAAAGACGTCTCAAGCAATCCTACTGTGACTTACTCGCTTCTCGACGGACGGGGATGCCACCTGGCCGCCGGACAATTCGCCCCTTTGTCGAAGGCGCGGTTTATGAAGCGATGATCACGGGCAACGCATAATCATGGCCTTCACCCAATCCGACCTGGATAGCCTAAATGCCGCCATTGCCGGCGGCAAAAAAAGCGTGCAATACAACGGCAGGCGCGTGGAATATCAAAGCACCAAGGACATGCTAGAAGCACGCCGTATCATCCAGCAAGAACTCAATATCGCCACCGGAGAAACCTCCGGCATTAGGCGTCCACGCGGATACCGCGCCGTAACCGGTAAAGGCCTGTAATGCGTCCCTTGCAATTTAAAAAACGGCAGTCGCAGATTGTCGATGCCAGCGGCCGCCCGCTTGAAATCAGCATGCAGGCGCACGAAGCCAGCGGAACCGGGCGCCGGTTGAGCAAGTTCGATGCGCCGAATTACGGGCCGAACCAGGCCGCCACTACCGAAAACGCCATCTTGCGCCGGCGCATGCGGGCCAGCATCCGCAATAATCCCTGGATGTCGCGCGCGCTTAATGCCGACGTAGCCAACGAGATCGGCACCGGCATCGTGCCGCGCTCTAAGTCCAGCAACAAGCAATTCCGCAAGGCTATTCGCGAACTATGGAACGACTGGAGCCCAAAAGCCGACGTCACCGGCATCCTGAATGCCTTCGGCCTGCAATGCCAGGCCGCGCGTAGCCGCAAGGAGTCCGGAGAGGTCTTTATTCGCAAGATCCGCGTCGGCGGCGGTTTCGATATTCCCGTGCCGATTCAATTCCAGGTTCTGGAAGCCGATTTCTGCCCGGTCGAGCTGAATACCCAGGCCAGCAACGGTAACGATATCGTGTCAGGGATCGAGATCGATGCCAACGGCCGCCGCGTCGCCTATTGGTTCTATAAAAAACACCCCGGCGAATTGGGTAGCTACGGCGATTTGATGCGCGTTCCCGCCGACCAGGTGATCCATCATTTCATTCCGTTGCGCCCCGGCCAAATGCGCGGCAAGCCACAAGCAGTGCAGTCGATCGTTCGCGCCTACCTATTCGATAAATACGACGACGCCGAACTCGGGCGCAAAGAAACCCGCGCGCACTATACCGGCGTGATCCATCGCCCAGACTACGGCGATGAAGACTACCAATACGATCCAATTTCAGGTCAGCCGATCACGGAAGACGAAAACGGCGTGCCGCAACTCGAACTTGAACCCGGGACATTCCCCAGTCTTCTGCCCGGCGAAGACATCAAAATCTTCGACGGCGACCAGGGTAACTCGGGTTATCTGGAATACCAACGGCAGCAACTGCTCGCGGTCGCCGCCGGCTGGGATGTGCCCTATGAGCTTGTCACCGGCGACTACGGCAACATCAACGATCGCGTCTGGCGCGCGATCATGAACCAATACCGCCGCGAGGTCGAGCAAACGCAGGATCTGTACACAATCCAACAAATTTGCCGCGTCGTTTGGGAAGAATTCGTCGATGCCGCGGTTTTGTCCGGCGCGGTCGAGGCGCCCGGATACGATACCTTGCGCGCCAATTACCTTCGCGCCGACCATCGCGCCCAAGCCTGGGCCTATATTCACCCGCTGCAAGACGCGCAGGCGATGACGCTGATGAAAAACGAGGGATTCGAATCACGGCAAAGCATTGTCGCCGAACGCGGCTGGGATGTTGAGGATGTCGACGAACAGCGTGCCGAAGATGCGGACCGCGAGAAGAAACTAGGTCTAAACCAAATGAGAAAAGCCAATGGCAAACCCACTTGAAC